GTCAATATAGCGAACTGCTGGAACAACTAAGTCTAATTCTTGTTCAGTTGCATTAACTGTAATTGTGTTTTTACGAATTGTGCCGTATATAACTCTATCCGCTATTCCTCTGCCGTAAAAGAATAAATAAACTTTTTGTCCTACTTGAACATCTCCTATTGTATATTCATATACGCCACTCCAACTACCATCAAAATTTTCTTCTGGATAAACACTTTTATAAAGAAACCTATGCTCGTAATTTGGCGGATCTATACCATTACCAACGTATAGATAAAGTCCTAAAGAACCAGCTCCCTCAAAACCTCCATCAGATATAGTAAATCCATAATCCATATCTAACTCAACTGTTACTTTTACATTAAAAGTATTTGTTGTAGCTAGAAATAATCCAAATGTTTCAAAATCTAAAAAGTTATTTGTACTTTTATAAGTTTCAAGCCAACTTAAAGGATTGCTTAATCCATCATTTGTCAATTGAACACTCGGATTTAATCCAATTAATTCATCAAGTACATAGTCGTTTGCAGAATTAAAAACATAAGTACTAGGGGTTTTCCAAGTTGCTTTTTTAAGTAAAGGTGTAGCTTTGACTAAATAATTAAAATCTTGAATAGGTGTAATAGTTTCATTTTTAAAATTCTTATCGCTAAACGCATTGAAAGTATTTTTTAAGTTTCTGAAATGGTCAGCAACCAATCCTATCTCAACTAATTTCGCTTTGTAGTACGTTTCGCCATCGGTTAAATCTTCTTCTCTATTGTCTAGTTCAAACTCTCTAAAGTCAACACCATTTCGGCTAATCTTATAACCTACTTTCATTTCACTTCCCTTAATACGTCTGTTTTCCATTAAGAAACGAAAACCATAATCCATATAATTTGAAGTATCGCCTTGCGGTGTGTAAACTCTAGGCGCACTTAATTTACCTACAAACCCATCAGGAAATGTTAATCCCTCAATAGCAAAATACTCTACATCTCTAGTCCATCTATTTGGCAATTGCTTCTTAACGTATTTAGCACCATCAAATCCAACTGGCTCTGCTATTTCGTACCAATCCATATCAAAGTCGTAAAACTTTAAATAGTGTCTAAATCCGTTATCGTCGTATGGGTGCGCCATTATCTACCGAATGTTACTTGGTTATTTAATATCTCTTTTTGAGTGTGTCCGTTACGAACACTTGTATTCCAACCGTTTTTGTCAATACTTAAAATCGCTTCTTGCTTATTGGCAATAGTGTTTACAATCCTATCAACTTGTTCATCACTCATACCGCTATTTACAACAACATTAGGTTGTGAGTAGTTAATGCTATTGCTTGTCAATATATTGTCTAAATTACGTTGCCATTGATCGTGAGTAAATACTTTTGTTCCTTTTGGTGCGTTCATAAGTACATTACGTTCTTTTGGTTGATAAATCTTACCGTCTGGCGTTTGGATTGTTTCTTTGTAGTTTGAACCAGCACCATCATTTACAAGCATAGCTCCTCCAATGTGATTATCTGTACCCATTTTATAAGCTGGAGGTTGTTGTGATTGAACCATAGCTATTTGAGCAAGTCCTATTGCTCCTACAATTGCGGCTAAAGGTATTGCGGCTGGGAATCCAGGGCTTGCCCATAAACCAACAATAGCTTGTGCTGTATCAATTGCAATATTAAAAATAGCTTGTTCTTTTTTAGCTTTAAATTCTCTCCTTGCTATTTCTTTTCTTCTAGCCTCAGCTTGTCTTTCAATCTCTGCTCTAGCGGTATCTGAATCTCCAGCAAATGCAATGGCAATTTTTGTTTGTTCTTCTAATTGTTGTTTTTCAGCTTCAAATCTTCTGTTAGATGCTTCCATCATCATATTCATAACGTCTTGAAAAACATCTCCAACTCCTTGAAAAACTACTGCAAATTGTTCTTTAGACGTTTCAGCCGCTTCAAATAATTTACCAAAAGTAGTTTGACCATTTTCATCAATGTCTGTAAATATTTTTAATGAACTAAGTCCTAATGAATCCAATCCTTTACTTATAGTATCAAGAGCAGAATTTCTTAAAAATGATAACATTTTATCGTGTGCAACATCTAAAGGACTTTCTAAGCCAGTAATTGCTTCTTTTAGCTTTTGATATTTAAAATCAAGTAGCTCTAATTGCTTAACTGTTTCTTTTCCAGTTGTTTCCCTTTGTTTATCTCTTTGCAATTGCAAAAGAGCTTGATGTTGGTACTCTTGAAAAGCACTTTGCCTTGTTTTTAAAGTAAGTTTTTCGTTATTAGATATTTTTAATTGTTTTTCTTGCTCTGATTTAACAATTGCATCGTTTAAATCGTTTATATCTTTAATAGTTTGTTTTCTTAACTTTTCTTCTTTATCAAATGTAGCCTTTTTAATCTTTTCGTTAAAATCAGCATCTTCATACATTAAGTTTTGCCAATTTCTACTGTGGTTTATAAGTGCTAGTTCTGTTTCATTTAAAAAAGTAGCTTCTATGTCAGCTTTAGCTTGTGCAAACTCCTCATTATTTTTTACATCATTATAACCGTTTTCTTTGTTTTTTTCATATTGTTCCTTTGCTTTATTTAAATTGTCTGTTAAATTTTGTAAAGCTAACGCTTGTTCTTTTTTATATTGCGTATCTAATATTTCAACAGCTAATCTTGAAAACTCTTTTCTAGCTTCCAATCTAGTATAGTCGGGAGCATCTTGATTATTCATTACTTCTTTTTGCAATACTTGTTGTTCTTTTAGCTTAGCAATTTGTAATTTATATAAAGATTCAACTTCCTCGTAATTAAGGTCAATTCTTTCTTTTTGCTTTTTCTTTGCATCATCGCCATCTCCAGCTCCTTGTGGAGGATTTAATGCTTTTAATCTATCTTTTAAAATATCATTAATTGCTCTGTTTTCTCCTTTTAAACGACTTGTAAGATTATTTAATTCTTGAATTTGCTTAATGTTACTTTGAGTTAATTCATAGCGTTTTGCTCCTCCTAGTGTGGCATCTTTTGCATAATTTTTATTTTGTTGAGTTAATTGATTTATAAGAGATACGTTTTCTAAAATTTTTTCAGAATTGTAATTTTTTGTGTTTTCTAAATCTTCTTTTTGTAAATCTTTAAGTCCTTCATAATATTGTTGATAAGCATTATTCTCCAACATTTTTAATATTCTTTCTCTACCTTGTAATGCGCTTTCATTTATTAAAATTAAGCCTTGTAAAATACCATTTAATCCAGTAATTACAATATTAAAAAACTTGCTTATTCCTCCTGTTTCACTTTCATTTAGAGAACGTATAAGTTCAGTCCAACTATTTGAAAGTCTATTTGTGGCAGAGGCTAATGTATCAACCCCATTTACATTTTCAATACCATACAACTTTTGATAAGCACGAATAATAGCTGGAACCATTTCAGTAGAAACAAGTTTACCCGCTTTCATTTGGTCGAGCATCATTTGTTCCGTAACTTTTAAGTTAGGGTTTAGCTCTTGGTAAGCCATTGTTGCAGCTTTAATCGCTCCAGGCAATGCGTTACCTAACTGCTTTTTTAATTCTTCCGCTTGTACCGTTCCCTTAGATAACATTTGGTTAAAAGCATAAAAAGCATCGTTTTGCTTGTCAATGCTAATTCCCATAAGCGCACCCGCTTTTGCAATTCCCTCAAATGACTTTCTAATTGCATCCTCTGAAAGTTTGCCTTTTGCATTTACATAAAACTGCGTAAATTGTTCTGTAAGTCCTTTTATTTCAATGCCCCATCTTTCAGACAATTCTCTTACAAAAGAAGTATTAGCAGCATATCTATCTTGCGTTTCAGATACCATCTTTAAAGCTAAGTCTAATGACTGCAATTCTTTTGTTGTTTGGAAAACATTTTTAACTAAATCAGCTCCTAATGCTAATCCAGTAGCAATTCCAAAAGCACTCATTAATTGAGTTACTCCACTTAATGCACTTCCATAATTTCCTACATTCCTAGAGAAATTACCTACTGCTTGATCTGCTTTTTTAACTTTATTATTTAGTGTGTCAAACTCTCTTTGTGCTTTTCTTATTTCAGCATTTGATGCAGTTTCCGAAGCAATAAGGTTTTGTAATGTTCTAGCTGCTTGGTTACGTTGTGCATTTAATTTTCCGTAAGCATCGCTAAGTCTTTGATTTGCTAATGCACTTCTTTCAGTAGCTTTTGCAACCTTTTCAGCATCATTTATTTCTTTTTGTTGCTGTTTTCCTAAAGATGCAATTAATTCTTGTTTTTGTCTAGCTAATCTTAATTCTTCTTGATATTTATGCGACATTGCCTTTTCGGCATCATTTGCTAATTTTTGCTCCTCTAAATATCTTTGTTTATTTAAAGAAGAAATCATTGCTAATTTTGATGAGGTATCTGTTGTAGCAGTTTTAGCATCTATTGCAGCTTGTCTTTCAATTTGTTTTTGTTGTGCAGCTAAAATGGTTGCAGCTTTTCTTTCTTCAATTTGTCTTTCTCTTTCTGCTCTTTTTTCAGCTGCTTGAGTTATTTTATTGTTTTTATCAATTTCAGCCTTAGCGGCTTTCTCTGCATTTGCTATTTCTGTGGCTAATAATTTATCTGATAACTCTTTTTCTTTACTTTTAGCTTTTTCATAAGCAGCCCACTCGGCATTTATAGATGCAATTCTTTTAGATTCTGCTTGTTTTTGAGCATCGGCAAGTTTTTGAAGTCCAACTCTGGCTTTTTCCATAGCCTTTTCTTGAGCCATTAATGCCTTTTCCATTTCTTTGGCAGTACTATCAGCTCCACTTGGAGTTTTAGGTGCTTTATAGCTGCTAATTTTCTCAATTTGAGGAACTAATTTATCCACTATTGCGCTAGCTTCTTTTAATTGAGCTAAAGCATTAGGACTTAAAAACTCTATAAAACCATCATTTGCCATTTTTTCTTTGTATTTTAATTATATTTTTACCCGAGTTTTCAATAGCAATATACATCGCTAAAGTAATTGTTTCGTCAATATTTCTATTATGAATATTACTTAAACCTACAATGCTCTGAAAAAAATCAAATTCATTCTTATTTTCTTTGCCAAAATATTTTTGCAACTCCAAAGTCGCCATCGTTAAATCATTCTCAATAATCCCACACTCAACTTGCAATACTCTCAATACTTCTTCTCCCCATTCTGCATCTTTATCAAAATAAATACCGCACCCTTTCTTTAAAGCAGTCGTTAACTTTTCTTTCATTTCATCCGTAACTGGATTATAATACAAAAAGTGCATCACTTGCTTAATCGTTTCTATTTTATAAGACAACAAATTCACATTAAAAGTTAATTCTAAGTACCTTTTTGCTTCTTTATTATCCGATTTTACAAAGAAATCATCATATATTGTGGAAAAAACAGCCTCTAAGTCCTCATTTTCTTGTTCTGCAACCAAAAGAGTGTAATCTTTTGAATGTAAAACGTCAAAGAACAGTTTTGCGGGTATATTTTCTATCGAGTTGTACTTTGCCATCTATTGTCCTAATTCTTTCTTAATTGCCTTTATAAAATCGTTTTTAACGTATTTATTTATAAATTCATTAAAAACATCTTTGTCTAGGTCAAAAATATTTGAAACGCTATTGTTATACTTATCTCCTAATATTTTATTTTTCCAATCTGTTGAAAAGAACGTATATCCATTTCCCTTTCTTGTTAATTCAAATCCAGCAATAAAACCACCACCATAAATTAAATCTACAAATCCATCTGCTCTAGGGTTCAAAAACAACTTTTCTTCTCTATACGCTTTCCAAGCATAAGTTCTTCTTACGCCTTTACTATAAATATCTCCTTGCTCGTATTCGTCTTTTTTAATAGCAACTAAAATTTCTTCATTTTCAGCTATCTCTGCCTCTACGAGAATTTTTAATGTTTTTTCGTTTGCTAGTCGGCTCAACCTCTTGCTCATTTCCTTTGCTGATATTCCCATCTTCTGCTATTTTTGCAATTGATACTTTTTGTTTATTGTTTCTGCAAGGAATACAATATTCTGCTTTTTTGTTTGAACACGTAGCTAAAAATTCATTAATCAAATCATTATCAACTTGATTTGTGTTATTCTTAACCCAAGCAAATTGCTCTACTTTGCTTAAAGTACAAAACCAATCTGCATCACTTCCAAATAATTCTATGTTAAATATAGTCATAATATTAAATTTTATTCAAAAATACAAAAAAAAGACGTACAAATATGCACGTCTTTTCTTCCCAAATCTTTAAGTCTATAAAATTACGCTACCGTTACTACATTTCCAGTAGTTCCGCTGTAAAATTTATTACCAACTTTTGCTGTATTAACAGCTCCATCAGCTAAAGTTACTGTTACCACATCCGCAGCTACTAAAGTAGCAGTTGGTGTAATAGTGTACTCTTTTGTAGTAGCATTGTATGTAATAGCTCCTACAATTGCATTAGTAACACCACCTACTGTAAGTCTGAAATTAGCAGCAGCTAAACCTGTGATTGTAAACAAATCATTCCATTTCCAAGTTGGCTTAACATAAACTTTGTTATCAGAAGCATCAGCACGACCTACAATGTTTACATCAGTAATACCAAACAATTCAGAGTTTGGATCAAAGTCCAAATCAGTCAAAAGGTTTACATATTGATTGTACTCAAATGGATTAGTAATTTGGAACATCAAGATAGTTGAAGCCGAATTAGTACCATTGTTTTCAGTATAACCATTAGTGTTTAACATACCAGTTGTTAAACCTTTGATTTGTGTACCATCAACACTTTCAGCACATTTGATAAACCCAGTTTCGTAAGTAATCAATGTGTCGTATTGTTGGTAAGAGTTGTAAGAATAAGCAATCTTTTGGAACGCTAATCCTTGTTTAAATGTAGCAGTAAAAGTTGGTTTCCCTTGTCTTACTACTTCCAAAAGTCCTGATTGACTTTCTTGCGTTGTAGCATCTGGAGTTTCAGATACCATTTCAAAACAACCTACTAATGGAATGAAATTCCCTAATTGACATTGTGTTTGAACATAAGCCTTGTCAAAAGTGTCTGTTGCTTTATCCAATGACCATCCTTTTGGAACTAAGATTACACCATTTGGTAATCCTTCAATTGCTTGGCACGCTTCTAAGCCGCTACCGAATCTGCTTGTGGTGCAATCTACACCTGTTATAATTGCCATAATTTTTTTAATTACACGTTTGCACGTTGGTTATTTTAATTGTTGTTTCTAATAATATAGCATCCCATTTGTCAATAGTAAAGTTTTCTTCTCCGTTTCCGTAATTTGGAAACTCGGTTATTGTATAACTATTTGTCCAGGTAACGCTTCCGCTTCTTCTAAAAATATTTTCAATGTTTTCTACCAAAGGGTAAAGAATATTCTTGTAACTCAACATCCATCTTTGCTCGTTTGTCAAATCTACATTTGTATTCTGACAAGCTAAAACCAAAGACAATTTTGTTTCACATTCTTGCTTTCCTTGAACACTCGAATTCGATGTTTGATAGATTAAAGGGTAAATTGTTCTAGCTTCCTTTGAAAATAGCTCTAGCTGTCTTAATAAATGTTGTTTGTTGCCCCATTTGTAAATGGTTGTGTAACCATCTATTAAAGGCAAATTTTCAAACAATCCATTCAAAAATTCTTCTACAACTATCATAAACCAAAGTAGTTTAAAGGAGTTTTGTTTCTAAAGTAAGTAATATCATAAACATCATTATTTCTGCTTAAATACTCATACAAAGTAACTTGATTCCCTATATTTGTGTTGCCAAAACTAATAAATTCTCCATTCCAATTATTTGAAACGTCGCCATTATTATTCATCCCTCTACCTACATACATCATTACAAACTTGTTCCAAACCGAAACTTGCTTAACACTTGGGTCATTCATAACTGAATTCTCTGCTTGTGGTATTTGCATACCAGTTGTAGAGTAAGTTTGAAAGTCCATACCTAAGTAGTAAAAGAAAACGTAATAAGCTATTAGGCTAATCTTCTTTGTTCCTATGGTGTATCTCAAACCTTGCCAGTCGTCTTTTCCATCCACTAAGTCAACCCATTTCTGAATCGGATCTTCAACCCAATCTCCATTTGGCTCAAATTGTGCATTTAACTCTTGTAGTTGCTCGTAACCAAGAATATCAAGTAACAATGATTGCTCAATACTTTCAATCTCTTGAGCTAACTGTGTCGTCGCAGTCGGTAATACACTTCCGATACTCGGTTGTGCAACAGCATTTGGAATGTATAATTCCTTAGTCTGAAAGTATTGAGCATTTATTATCATTATTTCTCTATTACGGTTGAAGTCATTTCTGGAGTTTTCTCTTTTACTTTCACATCCTTAGCCAATTTTGCAACCCCCTTAGCGATTAACTTTTCAGCGTGAACTTTGTGTAGTAAATAAGTATTTCCATCTAGTTCAACTGCTTTGTAATCCGATACTTTATCGAATGTAGCAGTTCCTACAATTTTTGCTTCTTCTTCTTTGATACTAAAATTTGACATATATTAGAGTTTTAAAATTACGGTTTCAATAACGCAGCTCTTACTGTTGCAAGGCTAAACGCCATAGCTCCAGGCAAGTTGTTTTTAGCCACTCTCAAAATAGAGTAAACCTCTCCAACTGCTGACTTCTGGTTTTTAATAAATTGATCGTTGTAAGTACCAAAACGCAAGATAAATTCAGAGTGCATTTCACGGTAGATTGAACTATCCATAACAATTGCAGTACCTAAAGTAATTGCATTAGATGAAACAACTCTCATTCCGTTGATTGAACCATTTTGCATATAAGGCAATAATCTTGAATTACCCTCTGTGTCCTGTGTGAACATTGTAGTTACAATATCACTTGGGTGCATAAGAACTAAATCAGCATTAAAGTTCATTCCGTTGATTACAGATTGTGCAGCAATAACCGCAAGTCCGTTATCTGGAATAACCAAAGTATCATCCATTACAGAAGTAGTGTAAGCAGTACCATTTGAAACAATAGTTCCAATCAATCCGTTATTCCAGAATCTTACTACTTTTTCTTCAAACATCATAAGGATTTCATTGTACAACAATTCGTTGTCAACTTCAAATTCCTCTGTCCACTCGATGTGAGCAGCATATTTCTTACGCAAAGTAAGTGTTCTCAAGAATGTATCAGAAACTAATGGCTTAGTACCACCCTCAGCAACTAAAGCAACAGCTCCCTCAGCAGTAGCTTGCTCATTTTTGATGATTTGTTGTGGAACTCTAGCAACTTGTCTGTTAGAGATTACATCTAAGATGAAATTCTCTGGGTAACGAATTTTAGAAATTTCGCTTTCAAACTCAAAGTTCTCATTTAATGGCAATAATACACCAGTATCATTTGCAACAGCAGTAGAAGCCGTGTAAATAGCAGCAGAACGCTTAGCATTAAAAGTAATCTCTAAATCACTTCCGCTTCTGATAGCCTCACAAATATCTTTGTGTTGCTCTTTTACCATTTTACGAAGTTGGAATTTCTCTACATTAGACAATTGTCTAACATTGTTTTTCTCAACTTTCTCTAATCCTTCTGCAAGGTTACGCAATTGCTCTGCAACTGTTACTGTTTGTCCTTGCTCGTTTTTTTCTTGCGCTCCTAATACACTTCTTAACGCTTCTGTTAAAGATGCTGAATACGCTTCTTCTTGTTTTTTTGCTCTCTCATTCATTTCGTTCTCAATAGCCGAAACGAACTTGATTTGGTTTTCATCCAAAGTAGCGCCACCTTTTTCTAAGGCACTTCTTAAATTTAATGCTTCCATTTTGTTGTTTTTTTTAAAATAATGTTACTTTTCCCTTTTCAATCTCTATAACCTTTTCTTCTTTTGGAGTGTTCGTCACGGCTCTTGTCGCTAAAAGATTATGTAAGTCGTTTATTTGCTCTGGACTAAATTTGTCCAATACTGCTCTCTCTTGTAATTCATTGAAACTTCTTAACTGTGCATTCTCATCGCTAGAGAATGTTACAAGTGAAATCTCGCCTAATTTTATTTCTTTAAGAATATAAGCATCATTTGTAGCATCATATTCTGTTTTATCCCATATATAGTTAAATCCGTAAGATAATTGTCTTAAAACACCTTGCGACACTTGATTAACCGCTTCATCAGCATAACTTACACCCTCAATTATATCTCCCTCAAAATACAAGCCATAATCATCT